TTAGAAAAAGAGTGCATCCGCGCCTATGGCAAGTCCTCGTGTCTGGCGTGATTCTACCGCTTGGGCAGGCATGGCAACAGCTCCAACTGCTCCAACAAGTCCATTTTCATAAGCTTCCGCAAATGTCCTGAATGCGTCCGCGGCGTGAGAACACCTATTATGCAGGGGGGTATCCCGTTCAACACCATGTGCTCCTGCCGGGGCCTTCTGATAATTCTCCAGGGCATTTACGCCAGACATATATTCCACTCCGTCAATTTTCAGGGGCCGGGAGCATCGTTCATGAAAAATGCAATGATTCAGGAGGCGCCGTACCGCAAAAATACCATTCCACACATCGGAAATGCGCGGCACTACGGACACATTGAACCCTGCTCGCCTCAAATACACGTCAAAGGTAATCCCGTGGGGATCTCTCCTCCCTGCGTCGTGGGGAACCAGATGTTTGTAAATGGGGCCAAACATCACTTCCCACTTCGTGCGGATGAAATTGATATACCACTCCAAGGGCTTTTCATTGGCCTGCAAGCAATCCATCACGTAAAACTTGCCGTCTCCCCTCACCTGCCAGAGCCAGAGAACCATATAATCAGCCATGCCAATATCCCAGGACACATAATAGGGAGCCAGATCATCCTTTTCAAACTCGGCGCATAGTCGGCCCTTGGAACGTAATGCGTCCATGTAAGAACCATAAATGGATCCCTCCACCAATGCCTGAAACGCCTCTTCCGGTGTGGAAGGATATTCCTGACGGACCAATCCTCCAAATGTCTTGTGTTGGGAGGCGTACCAACGCTTCTGGGCATCATTCAGGGAAATGCCGCACCTTAACCTCAAATCCTCGAAATACTTCTGTAAATCCTCCGGGAAACTGCATCCATGCTCATCATCAGCTTCAAGGAAATACTCCGGATTCTTCCACCAGGGAAAGAAAAAAAACTTCCAATCCAGGGAAGAAAGAGGTTTGCCGACCATCTCCATGGACGCCTTGGTCATCTCGTAATTGAGGCCAAACTTTCCTCCCTCATGGGTGGATTCCCGGACAATCACGCCGTCTTTGGAAACGGCGTTCATGGCCCCTGTCACAATCTCGCGGGCCCTCAGAGGGGCATGGGCCGCGACGTATCCAAGTTCCGAGACATGCAAAAACTGAAATGTGCCGCCGCGGAGAGATGTGCCGGCTGTAATTTTACTCCCATTGGAAAAAGACACCGTCGTTTTGGAAGGCCTGGCTTGAATCTCCCCTTTGATGAGGCGTCCTAACTCGGCCAGGGCAAGGTCTTCTTCCGTGGGATCATCCGGTACATAGTCCAAACTCCTGTAAGCCAACTCAATTTTGCCAATCTTGCCTGTTCCATCCACCAAAGTTTTATCAATGATACCGCAATGGAAATTGGGCCGGAACAGGCTCATATCCAGCATCAGCATGGCTACATACGTGGAAATGCCCAGCTGGCGCGCTTTCAGAATGTCATTCCTGTACCATAACTGCTCATGAAGCCGCCGCTGGGCCCAATTCAACTGGAACCTTTGCATCTTGCCCTCTTTATTGATAATCCAGTACAAGTGATTTAACCTCCACACGCGGTCGGAAAGCTGTTCTTTCAGAATCTCTATATTATTATCCATTATGCCTGAATAGCTAATAAATTGAAATCGCGGTTGCCGGAAACGCGGATGCCCACCATGGAATCGTAATTCCAGCATCCATCAGCAACTAGAGAATGCCATCCCCTTGTTAAAAACGAAGACGGGGAACGGTCCAGTACATCCCAACGGGTTCCGTCAATGCTTACCTCAACACCATCCACCAGTGCATCAGAGCCAAAGAAAAACATCACTCCGCCGCTATGCTGGCGGCGTCCAGCAGCTTCAAGAGAAATCAGGGCGTTAGTCTCCAGCACAGACACAAAATCCCTGCCTCCCGGATCCTGAAACTCATTACCCGGCGCCAGCACCTCAATAAACCGTCCATCCTCCCGCGACACCAGGGCAAACAGCAAATCCGCCTGATCCCCATTGGGCAAAACGGCTACCCCTTCGAACACCCCATCTGTCGTGTACCGGTGCCAGGCATGCACCTGGTGCATGCTATTATAAGTCATCAGCGCCAGCACCCCGTCCCGGCGCACAAACACCGCCCGCGGCTCCGGCTTGCGCACAAAAGCAACACCCCGGCACCCGCCGCCGTCGGCCAGCACATGATCGGCAAACACCGTCAAATCGCGGGACACGAACCCGTCGCTCTCATAATCATACCCGTACTGATACACCCGTCCGCCGCCCCTCTCCACATACAGCACCTTATCGGTCGCCATCAGGGCTGGTACATCGGAAGACCCCACAAACCCGTGGCTGTCCGCCCGCGCATTGGAGTAAGTCATCACCCCCTGGCCGCCGGACACCGCCCACTCCGCGTCCGCCGTCCCCAGCAGCAGCCGGGAACTCTGCGCCATCAGCCAGCAAATCCTGTTTTGCGTTGTGGTGCTCAACGTCAAAGCCAGCGCGGAATCATCCTGCTTCCCCACCTCGAAACTGTTGAGGTCATCCGTCTTGCTCAACCACACCGTCTGCGGCTGGGCCTGCGTAGCGGCCAATACCAGGCGCTGCTGAAACACATCCACGAGGGAAGGAAACCCGTACACCCCCCGGAACGCCGCGAAACTCCACATCAACGACTCCCCGGACGGGGGAACCCCCTCCGGAACCGCGGAAATATTATCCCAAAGAGAATACTCCGCGGAAGCCGTCACCTCGGCAGCCTCTGCCTCCATCCACGCCGTGCAGGCAGGCGCCTCCAGTTGCGCTCTGGCCCGTTGGCTGACGGACCCTCCGGGCCAGGTCTCCATCCTCACCACATAAACTCCGTCCTCCGGCACTGTAAAAGATGCCTTCTCCATCGTGGAAAACACAGGCATCAACGAATAAGAACCACCGTTGCCCTCGCAAAAAGAACACACATTCAACGTTGAATTCAGCTGAATCGTCTGCCCGGCATAAACGCAGACAAACCCCTGCATCGACACGACTGTACCCGCCGGAAGAAAAAAACGATACATCTCAATCGACCCCTCCGCAAACCGGTCCAAACTCACCTCTGCCTGCTCCCATTCCAGGCGCACCATACTCCCGGCGCCGACATCATCCGTCGTCAACCCATCGGGCTTCACCGTCAGCGTCCGTCCCTCCCTGGACACCTCAAACCCGCCGTCCACCTTGGCCCCATCAACCAACAATGCGGAAAAAAACGGCAGCCCCTTCTTCTCGAAAAAATCGCAAAAATCACTCCCCAAAGGCAGCGTCAACTTGCGCACGTCGCTGGTAGACAGGGAATGCAGCCGCAGCACCACATCCTTCTTATAAGCATCCACCACCAGCTTATTCCCGCAGGAATCAGCCGGAAACCCCTGGCTGGGATCGGAACCATTGGAAAGCTGGGACTCATACAACATCAGGCGCAAATAACACTCCTCCCCCGCCTCGTCCCCGGTCAGCTGCAAATTGGAAGCAGCCCCCACCGGGGAATTGGACGTACCAAGCAGCTGCCAATCCTCATTCGGGAAACGCCGCTCCACGGCATACGTGCCGTACCACTCCTTATAACAATAAAACGTCCAGGTCCCCTTGCAGGTAATCGTATTGGAATGGCAAATCACACCCTTATGAAAATGCTCCGGATAATCCGCCGGAGACGTCAGGCCGTCCACAAAATCCGCCGCCCCGTTAAAATCCCTGTCGCACGTCCACCAGGACCAATAGCTCCCCTCATTAATACACAACTTCCTGCCCGCGGCATAGGAGGAAGCCGCCGTAAACGCCTTGGCAATCACCCAGCCCTGGCGGATGACGGCCCCCGTGCTGAACCCGGTCTGCTGGGGCACCGTCACCTGGACGCGCATCACATCCCCCTCGTTAACCGCCGCATCCGCATCGGACGCATGCTCCCCGAAAGACACCCTGTAACACCCCTCATCCAACGTCAGGCGCACCGGAAAATCCCGGAACTCCTCATACCGCCAGGGGCGGGCCTTAAACTCATAGGGAGCCAGGGAAAACATGCCCTCGTCATCCCGTTTCAGCACCATCAGCTCATGCGTGGGGCAGGCCAGAAACAACATGCTGTTCACCTGTTTGTGGCGCAAAGCGGAAACATCGTCCTGGCTCCACACGGAAGGCAGGGAGGCAACCACATCCCCCTCGGCGGACAACACGCGCAGCAGGGAAGGGGACACCTCCACAAGAAAACGGTCATTGGTGGAATAAACATAAGGCAAAATCACGGAACCCTCTAAAGCGGCAGCCACGCGCCGGAACCCGCGGCGCCGGGAAACGCCGCCCATCTGGCCCAGGTCCAGATTCTCAATCCTGGAAGCCCCGCGGTGAAAATTATCCAAGTCTGCCCGGACGGCGGAAGTAGGAGAAAGCTCGCCTCCGTTGAAAGCGCATCGAATCATGTACCATCATTACAACAAAGTAACGAAGGATGAATACAACCGTAACTTGACTAAATCTGTATGGTTAGATTGGTGAAATACTTTGACAATCGGGATATGAAGGGATTATATTTTCCTCTATGGCAGATCAAGAATCTTCTCCGAAAAAGAAACCTTCAAAGCGGAATTGTATGTATGGCTTGCTCATCATTGTCTCCGTACTTTTCATTGCATGGCCCTTCATCACATGGGGAAGTCTTAGTATAGCGGACAGGTTGTTTGAAGGAATCAATTTTCCAGAAACCTCTCGTTTCGGAATCAGTGGTGATATGTACGGAGGTTTAAATGCCTTGTTTTCCGGATTCGCTTTCATTTGTTTCATTTATGCTCTTCATCAGCAGCGTTTAGAACTTCAACTTCAAAGAAGAGAATTGAGTTTGCAACGCAGGGAATTGAAGGCTCAATGCAGGGAACAGGAAAGACAGGCTAATGAATTTGAAATTCAAAATAAGTTGATGAAAATTCAACAGTTTGAGAGTTTTTTCTACAACCAGATTCCTATTATCAGAAGACTTCAAGATGAAATCCAAATTTGCGGAGATAGCGGAAGAGATGCAATTAATATGCTATATGATAATTTAAGTAGGGTGGAATTACATATAAAATCGGTTATTTCTGATATTGAAAGGAAAAAGAGGGAAAAATTCTTTGTGTATCCACTGGATATGTCGCGTGACGCATATGCAATTATTAAAAATAATAATGAAATTTGGAATTTTGATGTTCTTGTCTTGCAAGTTAATATGATAAGACCTTGGGTTGATTCTTCATATAGTCTTATATTATTTATAATTAAAAATAAAAATTTAAATATTGAACAAAAAATGGAACACTTGGAGATACTAAAATACAGTTTTTTAGGTGAAGATTGGAAAATATTGCATTCTTTAGGTAGATTGTTAAATTATAATAAAGTAGTAGAATATCTTTTAGATAAAGGATTGTTTGAAAAAAACGAGCAAATTGAAAAAATATCAGAAGATAAAATTCAATTTATTCAAAACGAAATGAAGTTAAAGGGCAACCCAAGTCTGGAATCGTGTGAAATAGAACTTTAAACCAACGGTTCATTCCCCACGCCGTCTAGTAACCCTGGGCGGCGTTCCTTGTCTTCCGATGCTTCCTCCTCACTATCAAACTCAATCGGAGCGGCTTTACCATTATCAGGATGTACAAGATGCTCCTGTTTCGTTCCGGCAAGTACTGCGGCAATCTTTGAAAGCCCTGGTACATCCACCGGTTCCGGTTCATTGTAACCGGCCAGCTTGGAAAGTTCCCTCACCGCCTCAATCTTGCCGGGCATCTTCTTGCGCATCCCTGAATCCGTGTAGGCAACCTCTTGGCATAAAGGAGAATCTTCGCCCACTTCTCCAATTGGTGTACGTAACACAGCAGTAAGAAACTCAAGGCATTCCTGCTTGGTGGCAACCGCTGATCTGTCCAACTGGGCGTTCAATTCGTCAATCATTCGCAAAACTTCGCCATCTTTGGACAAACGAGAAGCCGCCTTGCTGGCTGCGTCATTACTCATATCCTTGCGATTGTAGGCCTTACGATAAGCGTCCGCCTTGGACAATTTTGACTCAACCAAGAGCCTCGCAAACTCCTTCTTCTTCTCTGTGGCAATAGATGTTTTATCTCTCTTAGACATGATCTTTCATCGTTCGTGTGATAGCGTCTTCCAAGCGTTTACGCCCTTGTGCCGTGAGGAAATAACCTTTTTTGAATCTGCCTCCATATTGGGAGGTAGAAACGTCTCCTGCACCGCAAAGGGTATTCAGATGAAAGCACAAACGGCTGGAAGACACGGAAACGCGGTTGGCAATTTCTCCAAACCGAATGCCGGGATTAAGACCGATACAGGAAAGAATAGCGATCTGAACCGGAGACATTTTCAGCCGTGAAAAGGCTGCGGACATGATAGACATCAATTTTAACTCTGACTGCTTCATTCGTCACCTCCTATTCCCATTTCCTCCCGTAGAGATGCAATTTCTGCCGCAGCGTCCACGACATCCACAACAGGCCCTTCCGGCTGCCGTGGTTCTTCGGGTTTTGGCTTCTTCCGAGCGGATGCCGGCTTCCAGCGTGTTTCCTTCGCCCACCTATCGGCATGCGTCAAAACGTCGCCGAAGCACTCCCAAAACTTCTTACGGCTGTCCGGGCGCCAAAAAGCTTTCTTCTTGCAGTCCTCCGTCAGTCCTGACGCGTAATAATCCCTCAACATCTCCATGTCTCGTGGCGTTACCCGGCCCTGTGCAGACCGGTACGCCTCAAGCGCGGCTGCCTGCTCAATGGCAGTTGGCATTGTCCGGGACCATGAAGGGTTGATTTCCAAACAGGCAGCCATGAACCTGGCGGCACTAGGAGAAGCCCCCAGATCCGCGTGATTGTCGGCGCAGCGCATCCCTCGGACGTCGTTCAGGCGTTCCCGGTTCGGGAAAGACTGGGCAGGCAGCACAGGAGCAGCGGGCGCTTCTTCCCCCGGTGTACTGTCCACCGTAGTAGTTTCTCCCCCTATATTCCTTTCTTCCTTTCTTTCTTTCTTCCGGTTTTGGATGTTGGCCCCTACATTGGTTCCTATTTCGGTTCCTACGTCGGTTAATTCAGAAACCAACGTAGGTTTCTCTTCGGTTTCCATGTCGGTTTCAACATGGGTTTTCTTGGGGCGCCCTCCGAGCTTGCCATTTTCGCGGGCAATAACTCGCTTTCGCTCAAGAAGCTCTTGTACGCCTCCGGGGTAGCCAAAAACAACAAGGTTGTCTCCGTCGAAGTGGTAAAGTTCCCCGCCGTTCATGACTTCCTTGTCCATCACCCCGCAGGTCTGCATCCAGCGGCGCATGCCCCAGGAGCGGCACCCCTCAATGATTCCGCCGTTCTCTTGGGTGCAGCACCACGCCAACAGGGCAATCCATGTAGCGCGCTGGATTGGTTCAGCTCCGATGAATTCAGGGCTGGAAAACAAGGCTGTTGGGATGTTCATGTATTCCATATCAAAAAAGCGTCAGTTGGGGGTTGTAGTTCGTGAATCGTTCGAGTAAAACCCGGAATGCAGTTGCCGCCACTGCAGGAACTTGCCCGTTGCCAAGGGCTTTAAGCTCGTCCACTTCTGGGGCCACCCCATCATCAGGGCGACGAAAGACGCCGACACGCACATCCCCCTGACGCGCTTCCTTCCATTCCTGATATAGAGATATGCCAGGTAATCTTCCAGGTTGCATTTGTGATTGCCTTGTTCCGCGCGGCTCCAAGCTATGCCGTGCGTGCCTATGCAGGCCCGCGGCGTGGGCAAGAAGCCATAATCTGGCGCGGCGATGGGGTAATCCAACGGCGTCAGCTCCCAGCACACACCATGCAGCATCATACCCGATGCGGGCAAGGTCACCGAGGATTCTGGCAAGTCCTCTTCCCACAAGCAGAGGTGAGTTTTCCAGGAATGCGAATTCCGGTCGTACTTCATTGATAATTCGGTGCATTTCCCGCCAGAGGCCGGAGCGGGCGCCGTCAATGCCGGCGCCTTTTCCTGCGGCTGAAATGTCCTGGCACGGGAAGCCTCCAGAAACCACGTCAACAAGGCCGCGCCACGGTCGTCCGTCAAAGGTGCGTACGTCATCCCAAACCGGGAAAGGCGGGAGTAGTCCGTCATTCTGCCGGGCGAGCAGTACGCTTGCGGACCAGGGTTCGAGTTCGACGGCGCAAACGGTGCGGAATCCGAGCAGCTCGCTGCCAAGTATGCCTCCACCAGCGCCCGCGAAAAGATGTAGCTCATTCACTCTCCCTCCTTTCAAACACGATTTCTACTTGTCCGGCGCGTCCCAGGTCGTGAATCCGCTCAATCCCGGCGCAATCCAGCGTCCGGTCGTCAATCCCCAGGGCCTTGCAAGCTCCATCCAGATACGCCTTGCAGCGCGCCAGGCAATTATCCGCGTCCGGCTTCGGCCCCTTGAAAAACCAGACCACCCGGTAATGCGTCGGTTGCATCCTCCGGCCATTCAGGGCTTCACAAGTCCTGCCCCAGGCTATATTCCGGGCGCGGCTCTTGGCAGCCGTCTTTTTGTACCCGGCTACAATGGCCCCCCTCTGCGTGAGAGGGGCCTTGGCATTGGGAGACAAACACCGGGGAGTGTGGGGCAAGGTAATGGTCAGCGTGGTCATCATGCCGCACCTCCTTCCACTTCCTTCACGGATCCCTTCGTGGTTTTCGATTCGCCATACTCCGCCAGCAACTGCCGCAGCCGTTCGCGGCTGGCCTTCGTGGTCGCCTTCGGATCCGCCGCTTTACGGGCCGCGTGAAACAGTCTGTCCAATTCCGTGATGCCGACCTTGCAGCACCCGGCAAACGCTTCCGCCGTCACCTCGTCCGGGAACTCGGCATTCAGCGCGGAAAACGCCCCGGAAGGATCCGTCACCGTGAAACTGGTGCGTCCGGGCGCCATCTCAAAACCGGGAATCAGGCCGGCGGCCACATCCTGTTCAAACCGGTAATCCACAGCCGCCGCCCATTTCTTTGCCGTCTTCGCCAGGCGGTAAGCCTGAACCTTCTCGGCAGGGGAAAACAGCTCCCACTTATCCCGGTCCGTAGCGATCAGGGAAGCCTGTTCCACCATGGACGCGGCCTCATGGCACACCGCCTTGGCCCGGCAATACCGGCAGGCGGCCTCGCTGCAATAGCGCGGGGCGTCCGGGTCCATAGCTGCCCTGGCGACAGCAAGAGAATCCTGTTCGGCCTGGCTAATCGCCTCGTCATCGTAAAACGTAACAGATGCCGGACCAGCCACCCGTGGCTGGATGATAGCCGCGTAAATGCCATTGTAAATAATCCCCTCTTCATTGGCTTTTTGAGCCGCCAGCGGAACCAGGGCTTCAAGCTGACGGTTCGCCTCGGCGGAATCCACAGCCACGCGGCCAAACTTCCAATCCAGTACCAGAAGATCCGACCCAACTCTGAACAGTGCGTCCCACTGTCCGGAATACTCGCCCCCTTCAATCCAGTCGGACAAGAAACGGCGTTCTTCGGTGGATACAAGAGAAAAAAAAGCATCGGGATAATCCAGGATCTTCTCTTTCACACCATTCAGCAGACGCAGAGCACGTCCACAAAGCTCCACCTGCTCATGATTCAGCTCGGCAGACTCATACTCCCGGCTATTCAGAAAATCATGCCAGGAAAACTCCATTCCTTCTTCGGCTGCATCATCCTTCAAAAGAAGATACTCCATATAGCGGTGCAACAGCGTGCCTTCTGCGGCAGCCTCGGAACTCTCGTCGGGACAGGACTTCTCCATCGTAAACGAGCCGGGGCATAAAGCCAGCCGTCCAAACGCGGACGCGGAGGGCAGCCCTTTACGTACATCTTCAACAGTATCGGTCATGTTGTCGTCTCCTTCCTATCCGATAAAGGGTTGCAGCTTGTCAGGATTGGCCGCCAGCTTTTCCATCTGGGCAGCATTCATCTCATGCCAGCTCTTCACCTTGTTGCCGCTGGCCTTCGCAATGGCTGCGTTCAGTTGCTCTTCCGTACAGGAAAGAGCCTCCATCAGCCGGATATGGGGCGGGGGAACTTCTACGTCGCCTTTGCCGGGAACCTCCGCGTCTCCCAGCTGCCGCGGGGGGTCAGCAACCTTCTCGGCTTCAACAACGTCATCCTTGGGCATCTCCCTGGACTTGAACAGGGGCGGCTTAATATCCGGCTGGCTCTTGCCGGCCATGTCCTCCGCTTCCCCCTCCACGCTCAAGCCCAGCAACGCTTCCGGGCAATTCGTCCGGGCGAAAAAAGCCGCAGCACGGTACTTGTACATCTGTTCTGGCATCGTCTGCCACTTCTTCCCCCATCCTTCGGCCTTCACCATCTCCGGGGTAATCCAGGTTCCGTAAACATTCTGCCCCGTTTTCAGCTGGGCACACATTCTCACCCCCTTCTGAAAATCCTCTTCATTACGGTACTCGAACCAAGTCGCCGAAAACTTCGGGCAGATATTCACAAGAGCAATGGCAAACTGTCCGGACCAGGACGGGCGGTTCTGAACCACGTAAAGATTCTGCATGATCATCAAAGGGTCCATCCGCAGCCGCAGGGCTGTATTCAGGGCGATGAAGCAAGAACCGGGGTTATTCTGGTAGGTGGTCGGCACCATGCTGGAAGATGCAAGCATCTCGGCGGCCTGCTTCGCCATCTGGAACTGTTCACTGTTGGCAAACGCTCCCAGTACGGACAGTTGCTGTCCTTGCTCTTGTAAAGTCAGGGATTCTGTTGTAGGGGTATTCATGTTATTGGTATTCACATTCATGTTATTGATAACAGGCCGGGGACCAGTTGGCGCTGGCCCCGGCCAACTCACTATCGGTCGATTTCTCCGGTGAAGGAGGATTTCGTACACAGGCACACGGCGCCGCGGTGAATCCGGTTCTCCGGCAGATCCTTTGCCAGCTTGTCGGCAATATCCTTAATAGCATTGCGTTCCGGAATATCTGCCCGGATAAGCTGATAGATGAAGAACAGTTTTCCATCAGTCAACCGGACGCGAAGGCGAACTTTGATTTCATAGGTGGTATCTCCTTCGGCCCCCCGGATAACCGGAATCGCAATCGTGAACTCCGTGGGCACATTCAGTTCGCCGCTCTTGGAATCCACCGTTTCGTTGTAAGTCAGCTTCGTTTCGCCGTCGGATGCCCGGTAGGCAGACTTAAACTCCACCTTGCGGTGCATGTCGAACTTGCTCGCCAGCGTCAGCATTGCAGACGGGGTGGGCTTCATCACGTCCTTGCTGTTCTCTTCGAGGAATTCTACAAAATCCTTCTGGCTCATGCCCTGTCCGTCGTATTTGGTCCAATTCTCCCACTCCACCGTCTTGTTGAGCTGCATGGTGGCTTGGTGGTCCCCCCATCCATTACCATCGGGGGAATAATAATTGAGCACGGCGCATACTTCTCTGTCGCTCACGTAAATCACGCTCTTGACGCCATTTTCGGCATCTTCCGCCTTCACGAAATCTGCCAGCGTTTCCAGGTCCAGCAGCTGAACACTGCCGGCCTTGCGAGGGGGCGTATTGCCCAGGCAATCCAGATGATAAAGGGTATATCCATTCGGCACGACGGCGGCATGACCATGCGCCACTTCCTGCACGCGTACGGCTGCCAGAGTTTCTTCGTTCAAGTTATCCATATAATTTAATTCTATAATGTTTATGTTGTTATGTGGTTGTTGGGAACTTAGGCGCGCTTAGCTACCTTGGCGGGGACTCCGGCATCAACATCGGCAGCAGCCGGGAATGTCACCTTCACAGGAGCATCCAGGTCCAGTTTCCCCTGGGCGGGGTCGTCCGTATGCAGGGCGCCGGAGGTATCGGCAAACATAATGCGCGGGGCAATCGTCGGATCCGGGATGCTGGCCGTAACCTTCGGCTCAATCACCACCTGATTCACGCCGCCTTTGCGCTTCACGGACAGCTTAAGAGTCAGGGATCCATTATTCCCGGTTGCCAGCACGGCGGAAACAAGGCTGGTCATCTTGGTGTCCAGGGCTTCCAAAAGAGCCCCTTCGTTAATCTCGGAAAGTCCTTCGAAAAAGACATCTCCGGGCACTTGTCGTTTAGTTACTTCGCTCATGATGCTATCTATTGGTTATTGCTTTCCACGATCCGCGTGGAGCGGGACGGTTTTTCCAAACCGTCAAAAGCTTTCATGGGTGTGGGAGACTCCGGGCAAAACCCGGAATGCGGGCTCTTGCCGGCCTGCAGCTCGGCGTTATCCAGCTCCACCGCCAGCCAGAACAGGCACGCAGCGGAAAGACCAAAGGAGCAGGCCCCCAAGAACTTGAAAAAGGTATTCATGCCGCAGCCCCCTTTCTTCTTCTGCGCGGGGGAAGAATATTCATATCCACTCCATTCACTTGAGGCTTCTGCGTATAATCCTGCTGGTGGATATAGCGCCATACAGACAGGGCAGGGAACTCATAGGGGCATCCGGCGCTTCCTGTTCCGGGCAACGCCTGAATGCTGCCATCCTGGACAAGGGCAAGAATGCGCTCTCTTCCCCAGCCCGTCATGAACCTTACGTCATCCAAAGTGACAACTACCTTACCGCGGAAGGCGGCAATCGCCTGCGCCTCGTCGGAATCAGGCAATAATCCCACGCCCGCCGCCTCCGGGGAGGAAGGAACAGGAGAAGAAGCAGCCTCCTTAAGCACCCTGGCTATGGTTTCCAGGGCCTCCGCCAGACTCTTCAACGTTTTTTCATTCGTGCTCATGTTCGGTTAATTAAAATGGCCGCCCGGACGGGCGATTAGTTAAAGCTCGTGCCAGCCGAGCAGCTTCAATTCTTCGATAAGGGCTTCTTCCATAATTCAGTCGTCGTAGTGGCCGTCGGGGTTATCGCACTGCTCGGCGTGATCCACCTCCCACTGGTCAATCGCTAATTCCAGCTCGTCCTTGAGGCCCTCCGCTTCCCGGATAGCGACGTATTCGCCATTCACCCGGATGCACCGGTCTTCGTCGTCGTATTCGATAATCATGCCCGCTCCTTTCTCATCTGATCCAGGGTTCTGTTCACCTGGCGAATGATGTGTTTCTCTCCCAGGCTGATACCAAGCATCAACGCGGACAGGTAGCCTGCCAGGTTAAGCAGCGTCACAACAATAAATTCAGTCCAGTTCATCATTGGTTATTTGTTAGTGATTAATATTGATTGTTATTACTTAAATAAAAATGGAGAGCCTGCCAATGTAACGTCTTGGCTTTGAATGTGCTCGTATTGCCTAAATTCATGCGCATGCCGGCTCATTATTCTTGAAGATGAAAGCTGTCAGGCATACTATTCCGTTATGCCTAAATTCATAAAACTACAGGAAGGTCTTAATGGTGGCAGGTATTCCGATGGAAAACCCGGAGTATTCTGTTATGTCAATATTGATCATATTGTCGCAATTGAAGGATATGTGGGCTGTTGCTATATCATCACTACCGACCATGACTACCCTATCTACATTTCGCATGAACAGTTCCATGAAATTGTTACCCATCTGGAAACTATTGAAATTAAATCTACTGTAGGTGAACACTTTTTGTTCCAACATCGCTACCAGTCGAAGGAACGGAAACACACTCCTCCTCCAGTAGAACTACCGTAGCTCTCTCATTACGGGCAATGACCCGCACATAGATTCCATCCATCCAGAATGGAGTTTGCTCTTTTACTGCTCTAAGTGTTTGAAAACCTTCGGAACAGAGCACTTCTATACGTCCTTTTTGTTGCAACTCTTCTTTCATTGCAGGAGTAGCCAGGATTGTTTCGATGGGACCATACTTCATGCCGCCGGCTTCTTGGGTTCGGGGTTCTTTTTTCGAGGTTGGAGAGTACGTTCTTTTGCCTTCTGGCGGAAATCCATGATGGCACCGATAACGAGAGCCCGGCCGCTCAAGCCTGTAGCGGCCTGCGCATCCCGGAACCACTCCCGAACTTCTTGCGTTTCTTTTTTCAGGTCGATGATCATATTCGCGTCTTGCGTTCTGTTGATAGCCTTAAAATGCACCAGAGACGAAATCTAGTCAATATTATTTTTCGTTTTGGGTGTATTGATGATAAATATTTCTATTGCTCTTAATGCGCTTCTGGTGCATAATGCTGACATGCTTAATGCAGAAGACATCAAAACGTGGCTCAAAAAGATAGGGAGAGACCGCGCGTGGTTAGCTGAAAAAACGCTAGTCAGTAAGCGAACAGTTGATAACTGGCTTTCCGCTGGCAAGCCGATCGTCCCTCAAAAAATGGAACTCATTGAAAAACTGATGTCAGGGGAGGAAGAAATTGAGTTTGAGCTTCCGCCAGACTTTGAAAAGCAACTCCGCGCCATGGCGGATGAAGCAAAAAAAACTATAGAGGATATGGTTTCCCATATCCTTCAAGTCACAGCCAAGGCACATCAGAAAAGGAAAGCGGAAGCAGTCCACAAACAGTTTACCCCGGTAAAAACATTCACAGCCCCCCCCTTGGAAGCCCAGGGACAAATCATCGGCAACATTGCCGCCGGCAACCTGGCGGATGGAGACACCATCCCGCAGGACATCCGGCTATACCGTGAACTGGAAAAAGGGGAATACCTGCTGCGCGTGAACGGCCACTCTATGGAACCTTCCATTCCGGACGGCTCCGTAGTCATCATGAAAAAATACACCATCCCCCCCATCCCCAAACCCGGAACCATTGTTCAATACCATGATGAACGCGGCGTGACGCTCAAAAAACTGGTCCGCAGGAAAAACCCGGAAACCGGCAAAATGGAATACACCCTCCATCCCATCAACCCTGCCTTCGGAGACATCGAACCCATGGACGGCGGCAAAATCTCCGCTCTATACGTGGAAACCCTGGACAGTTGGGAGAAGGCATAACTTCCTCCCATCAAAAAACAGTATGCATCATAACTAAAATACAATTATTATCATTTTATGAGATACAAAAAATTCAAAATAAAAAATTATAAGGCAATTTCCAAGGAACTTACGATTGATCTTTCTCCACGTCTTATTCCACTAATCGGAATCAACGAATGCGGTAAAACAACAATTTTACAAGCAATTTTTTGCTTTGACGAAGAAAACGATGACCTCTATGAAGGAAGCCACATCAGCAATCGTTTTAATCTATATGAACCATCAGACAACGGCCCCACGGAAATAACTGCTGTTATTGAATGCACAAGAGAAGAACTTGATCTTGTGTATGAAGAAATGAAAGCTGACAGTGGATTAGAAATACAAGATGATTTCGCGGAAACAGACGGACAAATCACAATAACGAGAATACTTAACGGTAGATCTCATTATATATCTTCATTAAACTTTTATGAGCCGTCGGAAGAAGAAAAGAAGCCCTATGATGAAGAAATAACATCAAATATATGTTCCTGCATTATTCAGAATTGTCCTGCCATTATTTATAGTGATGACTTCAATGATCGCCCTCCATCATTCATTGACTTTAAAAGTAATTCCCAGTCAGGAAACTTTGAATGGAAAGAAATATTCAAAAGAATAGCGAAAGAAGCTGGAGTAGAAGAGCCATTCAACAATATCTTTGAGGTTGATGAGAGAAGGCAACAAACCGTATTGTCAAGGATTGCATCTCATATCAACCAAAGAATAACAGATGAATGGTTGAGATTCTCTGAAAACGCAAAAGACCTATTTAAAATTGAATTGAGAGTCAAAAATACACCAACTGAGCAGGGAATAAAGATTCAGATTAATGACAGAGTGCAAGATAACGATAACTATTTTGATCTGAGTGATAGGAGTAAGGGATTTATATGGCATTACAACTTCATCATGAAAACCCTTTTCAATTCTAAACCCTTTAAACAAGAAAGGGAAACAATATTTCTCCTAGATGAACCCGGATCGTATTTACATGTATCCGTTCAGGCTCTTTTATGTAAAAAATTAAAAGAAATATCAGAAAAAGAAGGTGTTGTAATCTACAGTACACACTCAAGTTCACTGCTTGATATTAAATACATTCCTTCAAACAACATTTTAATTGTAGATAAGGAAAGCAATACGAGTGCCATCCAAGCCATTCCAATTACAAAGAAAAAAACGGCTACTAGAAAATCCGATCATTTGCAACCACTTTACGAAGCTCTCAGAATACCCCACATTCAAACATCTGAAATAAAAAATCATCCGATTATTTGTGTAGAAGGAATCAGCGATTTGTATGCAATAAAATCATTCTGTGACCTTCCTGAAAACGCAGTCGTGATACCTGGAGCCAATGCTGCATCAATCGTTGACACCATACAACACCTCATTGCTTGGGGAGCTAACTATGTTGCTCTGTGGGACAATGACCGTGAAGGAGAAAAAGAATATGCAAAAGCTAAAAAAACTTTTGGTGAAGGAGAATCGCATAAATTTCTGCTTCTGCCTGCTCCCTCCAAAACGGAAGGCAAGAGAAGAATGGAAGAAATGTTCTCTTCCCAAACAATCTCTTCCTTGAAAGGCCTGCTCGGAATGGAAGAAGATACTAATTATGAGGCTCTAATAAGAACACTCCATTTCATCGACCAAGAAAAGAAATCCTTTATCATTAAAAAATCCTTGGATACTCAAACAAAAAAAATATTTTCACTCTTATCGAGAAACATTAAAGAGGCCCTTAAATAAACTTAATGAAGTTTACATTATATTACTTGCTTCGCCCCTTGGCTTCCAGGCCAGGGGGCTTTTATTTTCTTTTGATATACGTCTTATTCCCGTTCTTGTTAATGTAATACCTTCCTCCACGCGGTCCCGTGTAAATAATGCGTCCTTTGGAATCTGTACTCGTGCTTGGAGAAAACACATGATGATAAATGGAATTATGCCTGGGACTCGAATATGATCTTCTAGGGGAAGAAGATGTCTTTACTGGCCCAGGAAAAGGATCATAAGTCAGTTCAGACTTCCTGACTTTCACCTTGGGCATCTTCCAGCACAGGCCGCAATAATCTGCCGTTCCAAGATTATTAAACGCTCCCATCCCCACACCATAATACCGACATCCGGGAAGGTGCGTTTTTCCCGTTGAGCTGATCCAATAAGTAACTATCCTTTTATTATCCTGGGAAGGCTCCTTACCCCTCTCTCCTTCTCTCCATTCCCAAGGGGGAATCGCATTCTCCTCTGCCCATAATCCTTTCTGCTCCTTCTTCGCTGAAGCTTCCAACCTCTCAAGCTCCCGGCTATCGAAATATTTTTTGTCGTACCATGCCCACCCCTCTTTGACCATTTCATAATTCACGAACGTCCCCCCATACAATACCAGCCCCAAAATAACTCCGTTCTTGTCACGCCCCGAATATTGAACCGTGACCATTTCACCCCATATCAACTTCTCCAAAAAATATTTAGCCCCGCTGTAGCCATACTGCCCTTTTTCAGGAGCATCAACTCCCTTCAAACGAACTTTGTAAGCTTGTTTTTGTTCTGGCGTCTTCTCCAAAACAGTAATTGTATCGCCATTAATCACATTGATGACAAAGCCCCTAAAGCTTTCACCATAAGAAATGCAAATGCTGGCTAAAAAGAAAAACAGCAACCTCACGGAAAAGGCGATACCACGGCCCCCTCTAACAAACAACGATAAACTACAGGTGAAAAATGTAAATAAATGTTGGAAATAATCCTTTCATAATGCTTTTGAAAGAGTTAAGCAAATTATTTACAACTCTCTATATTTCATGGTATTATGAATTCGCATGAAACTATTCTCTCTCATTTTGGCTGTTATTTCCCTCACTTCATTCTCAGGCGCGCACCCTGGCGGCCTGGATGCCAACGGTGGTCACTACAACCGCAAAACAGGGGAATACCACTACCACCGGAAACCAGCGGCCAAGCCAACAGCGGAAGAAAAAGCGTACTGGATCAGCTCAACGGGTAAGACCCATAACAAAAACTGCCGGTACTACCGGGCTTGCAAAGGGCGAGCCAGCGATACGCCCAGCGGTGTGAATTGCAAGATTTGTGGAGGAGCTAGTAAATATTCCATTCTATGAAGATTCTATATGTGATATTTGCGGTGTGGGTATTTATTTCGGGAGTCTCATTTGCTCGAACCGAATGTTCTGTAAAAAGTGACAAAATATTAAATATACATTTTTTGAACGAATGTGATTTTAAAATACACTTGCATGTCTCAAGTGATGAATGGCATAGATTGGTGATTTTTATACTTCCAAAAGATAAAATTAAAAAAAATATTTATCCTAGATTTGTTACACAATATTTTTCAAACAAAGATGCAATCAATATAGCAAAAAGTTTAGAAAAATGCGCAAAATGGGCCGATATAGTGGAAGATAGTGAATTAGCAACAAATAAATTTGTTGCCTCTTACTATGCTCCATTAGAAAAAAATCCAAGAAAGTATTCGTTTGATATTTATTTTATATCCATGTTGAATGAATCTAAATCTATGATAGATGTGCTTGGAAAAACAAGTTCCCATGTTCAGTTGTTTTTTAATGATCCAGGGACAGGCAAATTTTCAATTAGAATGTCAATTGAAGATGCAAAAGAGCTTGCTTCTATGTTTAGAGCAGTTCCAAATTTGGAGAAGCAAGCAAAAGAAAAAGTTGTTAAAGCAGACACTATCCTTAAATAGTCGCACTTGTATATACTGGATAAGATACTTTAACTACTTCCGGTTCCCAACCCACTTATCCCAATCCGCTCCGTTCTCCTGAACGCTGCGGACTGTTTTAAGGGCAAACTCTGTCACATTCAGCAACGCTGCCATCGTCAGGGCAGCCCCTACCGCAGCGGCGCCCCCCTTGGTCGTCCGCGGAGAAAACGCCACCGTCCCCGCCGCCGCAGTACGTAAAAGCTCGTGGAAAGAAAGGGCGTCATCCTCCCAAGGCCGTTCCTTGCCGTCAAACACCTTCCAGGCGTTGGAAAACGCCTTCCCGATATCCGCCGCATTGGAAAAAGGCACCAGCAAATTATTCCCCGGCATAAAAGCATGATACCCGCACAGCTTCGCAAGCTGCCTCACCCCCTCGCCAGCCAGCCCGCTCACGACAGGGAGCCCCATCACGGGCCCCATCACCACATCAAACAGGGCGTGCCACCACTCCCGCTTCCGGCGGCGCTTCTCGTCATCGGTCATGAAATTAAGCAGCCCATTCAGAAGGGCCAGCACCACCCCGTGAGAAACCCACATCAACCCGGCCTTCCCCCATTGCCCGCTGCGGGCCAGGGAAAACACATTGCCCATCGTATTGATCGACTCGCCGCCCAGGAACAACATCCCCGCCTGCATCCAGGTCCGGTGCTGCGCGGCCAGGGACTTCTGCAACTGCGTCATCGGTTGACCCTTGCGGGACAGGGAGCGCCGCACCTCCGCCATGGCGGCCGCGTCAAGCTCGGCCTCCGCAGCGTCCGGCGTCTCACGCTTCATCTTCCGGTAAACCGCATCGTACAAAATAGCCGCGGAAATCGCATTCCCCTTCATATCCACCCGTTCCAGCAAATCCATCCCCTCCCGGTTCCAGCGTTCCAGGCGGGACACCCGGCGCCCGGCCTCATCGGCCCCCATGGCAGCCAGCGTGGCGCTGAACCGCGTCTTGTCGCGGCTGTCCAGCTCCGGCAGGGCCTCTATCTCGCGTACAGGCTTCACCAGCTTCCCGGCGTGATACCGGCGGACGGCCCCCAGCCACTCGTCAAGGCCAATCTCGTCGGAAGCATACATCGCGTTAATCACCGTCGTCACCTGCTTGGTCAGCGTCCCCACGCGCCCGGCCAGCAGCACCCGCGCCGCCGCGCCGGAAAGCCGGTTCATCAGGCGGTTCATATCCAGGTGCCCGCGAATACTCTCCGCCCCGGCGCGGTCAAACGCATCCGCCCAGGCCATCAGCTTGCCCACGGCATCCCGCCCCAGCAGCACCTCCAGGCTCCGGCCCGCCTCGCCGTCCTCGCCCTTGAAATTCAGCAAAGCCCGCAAATCACGGCTGATCTCGGAGCCGTACAGGTAAAGATCCTGCTCGGTCATGGCCGCCATAAACGCCGTGCAAACATCCATCTCCAAATCCAGGTGAGCCTGATGCTTCCGGCGGGCGTGAATCAACCCGAACTTCCCGCCCGTGGCCGCTTCCCCGTAAGACGCCGCATCGGCAATCGACTTATCAATCGCCTCCATCGTCACATCGAAAAACGCCCGGAAATAATTCTCCGTCAGCGGAAACGGCGTGCCGTAGCGCCTCTCGGTCATCTCCTGCACCTGTCCGCTTCGCTCATTCAGCTTCTCCCGTAAAGCATACGCAAACCGCATCACCTCATCCCCGGCAAACCCGCGCAGCCGGTCCATCACCTCCGCGTCAAACCCGCGTTCCGCCAGGGCCTCGGTATAATCCGCTTGCTCGGACAACAGCACCAGATACGCCGCCTCCATCCGGGACAGGCCATCCAGCCGGAAACTCTTCGGCTGATACCCCTCCTTGGCATACTTCGTCCTGGAACGCAGCATCTCCGCCCGCTCCCTCACAAAAACCTTCTGGTCCCCGTACCGCTCCCACTCCTTCTGCGTAAACACGCGCTCCATGTGCTCCAATGCCTTCTTCGCCTGCTTGGCGGAAATCTCCTTGCGGCGGTGCCCGAACAGGGCGTTCACCTCCTTCTTCAAATCCTCGGAAAGCTTAAACTCCCTCAAATAAAGCTGCACCGCTTCCAGCCCGTGAGACTTCACCTTCCGGCGCAGCAAATGAAGAAGGCGTTCCCGGTACAGGGCGTTTGCCTTCCTGTTCCAATCCGGTTCCCGCTCCACAACGGAAATCCCCGTATCCTGCTTCATGCGCCCCTCATAAATCCACTCGGCAATATCATACCGGTCCGCGGACCCCGCAATCTCCGCTACGGTATGATGCACAAAACGCAGCATCTCCTTCTCGCTCGCCTGCCGCTGCACATTAAACCGCGCCGCCCGTTCCTCAAACTGGCGGGCAACCCCGGCAAACGGCTCCACGGAAGAAAGCGCCTGCATATACTGATTAAAATTCATCAGGTAATCAAACAGGGAAAGGGGCTTCTTGGGGAGGGCCCGCAGCCTCGCCTTCCGGCGGAACATCGCCATCCTGTTATCATCCAACTCCCCGGTGGCCTGCAGCAGTGGGGCGGCCATGGCGGCAACCTCCAGCTTCTTCTTCTCCGCTGCGTTCTCCCAGGCATGGCGGGACGTGGCAATCAATTCTCCAAGGGCCGCGCCGCACTTCTCCGCGGTATTCACGTCCATCCGTTCATAACAGGCGTAAACCTCAAACTCCCGCTGCGTTACGGCCACCTCTTCCAGCCTCCCTTCCGCGTCGGGCAGCGTCACCAGCACCAGCGCATCCGGGGCCAGATCCTCCCACCTCTTCCCCTCCTCGGCATCCTCCGGAAAATTCTTCTGGAAAAACTCATCGTACTGGCTCTCGGTCATCTCCAGCAGGCGCAAGCACCTCTCCAGCCTCCGGTAACTCTCCGCGTCCATCTTCCCGCGCATCGGCTTCCCCTGCGGACTCGTCCGCGGAGCCACGGAAGCCGCCACGCGGCGGATGCGCCCCAGCGTCCGGTCCTTCCGGAAGCGGTCAATCTGCTCCACCACGCGCTCCATAAACTTCCCCACAAGCCGGAACACCTTCTGCTCCCCGTACTCCTCCAGAAACTCGGCCCCGTGCTCCTCAAACAACCGGCGCCACACCTCCTGTTCCACCCCCTTGCGGGCCGCCAGGGCGGCCCTGTTATCCGCGTCCGGAGCAGAATCCAGCTCGTAATCGGCCTGCCGTTCGGCAATCTCCCTCCGGGCATCCTCCACCACATCCTCCAGCTCCGGCCTCTTCTCCGCCCAATTGACAAAACTCCTGCCAATGCTCCCCTCCATAATCTCCGGCCACCTCCTCATAGGAATCGCTTCCAACGCGCTGGCCACCGCATCACCCGGCGCCATCTTCCCGCTATTCCCGTAAAGCAGGGAAAACACATTCAGCCAAATCTTGTAAGGTTCCAGCCCGAACCCGTAAGAATCAGGCAAATACCGCTCCACCGTGGAAATCAGCTCCTGCGCCTCCGCCAGCAGCTCAAGGCCGCGCTCCCGGTCCCCGGTCTCAAACAGGCGCAGCTTACTCACGGACCGCTGCGTGGCGGCCCGCATCCTGAACACCATCTCATCGTAAAGCCAATCCCCGTTCGGAGCCAGAACCCTGCCGGCCATCCGTCCAAACCTCCCGGCCCCGAACGTAATGCCGCCAAGCTCCGTAATATCCCCCGTCAGCGGAATCGAAAACTGCGGAGCGTCCAGCAGCCGGAACCCGTTCAGCCCGCTCATCAAGACCCCCTCGCTATTCTTCTCAAACGTCCCGGCCAGCCGCGCCTCCTGCTCCCCGTGGGAAAAAACATACACAAACGCCGGCTGCAACGTCCCAGCCTCCAGCTCCCGCTTCATCCGCTCCAGGCGGGGCAGGGCCGCCTTCGCCCAGTCGTCGCCCCGGCCCGCCAGCTGGCTCATGCTCCCGCCCAGATAAGCAAGCGCCTGTTCCCGGCTCATGCTCCCGGCCCCCTGGGCAAACCCCTCATACCCCTGAATCACATGCTGCACCTCGTGTAAAATCGTATCCAGCACCATGCCGGGAGCCGCGTTCTTCCCGCCCCGTGCCACATTCACGGCAATATAATGCTCCTGCGGATCGGTAAACCCTCCCGTGCCGCTCCCGCTGTCCCGGTAAAAATCCACCCGCAGCCTCCGCAGCTCCGGGTAGGCCCGGAACAGTTCCGGAAAATCCAGGGCCGCGGCCAGGGAAACATTCACATGCCCCCCCTCGCTCACGCTGACGTGCTCCTTCCTCAACCGCACCCCGCGGGAATCAATGATCGCCTTCCGCTTCCCGTCCGCCGGATCCGTGTAGGAAAGGCCGTTATTGTGGTACTCCTGGAAAGATTCAGCCTTCTCCCCAATAATGGAAAACGTAATATCCGGACTATCTGAATCAAACGTCCCGCGGTTATCGACAGCGCTCTTCACCTGCCGGGAATCCGTAGCCATCCCCCACACCTCCGGACTCCCGTCATAAGCATTCCTGCCCTTCAAAACAACACCGTCATAACCCGCGCCATGAGCATTCCCCTCATCAAACCCTCTCCTCAACTCGTGAGGAAACAAATACCACGCCATCGGGGAACCCTTCACGTTCTCCGGCACACCCTCCCCGGAAAACGGGCGCTGTGAAGCATCGCCAAGATCCAGCATAAACGGACGCCTCAACCTCATAAAACACGCATACAGCCGCGCACTCTCCAACCCGGTCCCCGGAAAACGGCCCTCTAAATCATAAAGCACATCTTCCGCCGTCTCCGGCAGGGAAGAAAAAAACAACAACCCTCCATCCTCCCGGCTCCGGTTAAAATTCTCTCCGGAACGCTCCACGTCAAACACGGTAAAAACATGCGGAGAACCATGATACACCACCAGCGGCTCCCCATTCTCGTCCACTACTTTGGAAGCGTTCTCCGGGTCATGCTCCCAATCGCCAAACCAACTCTTAAACGCCTCCGTGCGCACGGAAAGCCACTGGTCTTCCGTCAGGTTCGTATCCTTCCCATTCGGAGCCTTCATGAACGTCCCGTCAGACTCCGCCTTCTTCCTGACAGCCGCCTTTTCCTTCTCGACAAAAGAACGGTAAGAAGATAAATTACGGGTAGAAACCCCGTCCTTGAAGGGTGTAGGTAGGCGGCCTTCCCGGCTAGCAGCTCCCCTAGTGGCGGGGTTTTCTATGGTCAATTCCAGCGTGTAAAGAACGTTACCTTCCTGTTCCTTAACGTATTTGATTGCTGTAACATTAACATCAAACGCTCCTATCCCTTCAATATCTACTGTATTGAAAAAATGATAGGCTCCGGCTTTTGAGGCATCTTGTTTATACGCCTCTTCAAAAAATCCATCCTCCGCATTCTCAAACAACTCATGAATGCGGGTGGCCGCCGTATAATGAACCCTCCGGGCCACCTCCGCGGAAAACCCAAGCGCCTTCAAATTCGCCACGGACATTTGTGAAGCCCCGGCCTTGCCCACCGTCTTGCCGGAAACGCGCGCCTCAATCACGGCCTGGATCCCCGTATTCTTATTGACGAACACCTTGCCCTGCAACGGCTTCAACCTCGCCCGCATCCCGGCGGCGGAACTCACCACATCCCCGGAAGAAATGGACACCAGGGAAAAATTCGCTGCGGGAGCCTCATCTTCCGCAGGGGTGGCCCCCCTCGTCAGCGCCGCGTCCAGCATCCGGCTCACATCCTGGGAAAGCTGCAACATCCCCGTATCGGCGGAACCCGCCTCCTGTTCCGGCGCCTCCAAAGGAAGAACGCCGTTCTCCCGGTCCACCTCCTCCCGCGTCTTCACCCCCAGCTCCACCATCACGGCGTCATTGGCCTCCTTAATCAACTCCTCATGCAGGCCGAAATTCTGCCATTGGGCCCTCTGCGCCTTCAAATCCTTCACCACTGCCTCCAGCGCGGCGGCATCCCTCACATCCACGCCATACTTCCTGGCCGTCTCCGGGCGTCTGCTCGCCCCGCTAATGGAAGAAATCTCCCTCGTCAGCTCGCTCACGCGGGCGGCGGCGTACTGGGCCAGCCTTGAAAAATACTCCTCCGCGTGGGAATTGCCGAACAAATCCGTCTCAAACGTCATCCCGGCCGCCTCCGCCAGCCCGCGGATGCGGTCCATATTCGCGGCCACCTGCATCACGGCCAAAGCGGCCTGCCAGCTCTTCCCCTCCATCAGGGCACGCAGCCCGGCCCGCTGCACCTCGTTCTGATTGCGGAACGCCATCGCCACGCGCCAGGCATCATCCGGAGAAACAAGCTCATTCCCCAGCGCGTCCAGCAAATCGGAACAGCCGTACAGGCCCAGTTCCACCCCGCGGCGGGACTGCCCCTTGCGGAAAATCCCCCTCTCCACCGCCTCCTCCTTCGTCAAACGCTTCCGGCTCACATAACGGGCAATCTCAAACAGGGAAGCCTGCCCGTCCCGGATATTATTCTCCACATCATGCGTCTGCGCCCAATCCAAATCAAACCCGGCCGCCTCATCATACACCGTGCAATTAATATCCTCATCCGTGCAGGCGTTAAAACGGTGCCGGCCGCTGATCACCTGCAGGGCGCCATCCTTCCGCCTCCACACGGAAATCGGCGCGGCATTGCGCTGCCACGCCCCCACAATCGGATTCACCACCCCGGTCTGTTCATCCGCCCCCTGCTTAAACTGGGGCACATCCGGGCAAAGCGTCAGCCGGGACTTCTCAATAAACCCCTGGCGCACCCCCTCCTGAACCTCAATAAAAGCCCCGTTAAACACCCCTGACCCATCCGGCTCGCCCAGCGCCTCCACGCGGGCCTGCTCCCGCTCGCGCCGCGCCTCCTGCGCCTCCGGAGAATTCTCTTCTGCGGCAGCCTCATCCGCTGCCGCCTGCGCGTCGGCCTCATCCTGCGCCTTGCTCTCCGCAAGCTCATCCTCCAGCGTCCGGGCCTCCGTCGCCACGCCCGCGCCAAACATCGCGTCCAGCCCCGCCTGCGCTCTGGCCCGCTCCATGGACAACTCCATCAAATCCCCCTGCTGGTCCCGGTACAGGGCATTCCCCGCATCCAGCATCACCGCCAGGGCCTGCCGCACCGGCAGGGAAAACACGCCCTGTTCCTCCGCCTGGCGCACCATCTCGCCCAACTCCACGCGCGCCTTAAAATACCCCAGGAACCTCACCAGGTGATTCAGCAGCCTCCGCAGCCAGGAGGGCAGGGACGTACTCCGCACCGCGTCCGCCAGCCAGCGGGAACGCCCGATTTTGGAAAACGCCTCAATCGCGTCATGACCCGTCACCGGCTTCCCGGCGTCCAGGTGAATAAACTGCATCTCCTCCCCCCGCGCCTCCGGAAACAACTCATTCATCACCCTCTGCGCCTCCTGGAGCATCGCGCAGAACTCGTCCCAGGACAAACCCTGCTCCGCCTGCCAGGAAATGACCGCCTGTTCCATCGTCTCCTCCATCAAATCCTCCACCGTCGCGCTCCCGCGGGCATACCTCAACACCCGGCGGAACGTATCTCCCCGGCGCACCTTCGTCACATAAGCGTTGGAAAACGGGGCATCCATGGCAGGAGCCTTAAACTCCGGGTTCCGGGCCTGTTCCGTCCTGATGCGTTCCTGGGCTTCCTCCCATGTCTTCACAAGGATCCCCAGCGGAATATGTTCGCTCAACGCAGCATCCATGCGGGCGGCGGCCTCCTCATAACTCACCCCCTCCGCCTCCAGGGCGCGGATAGCGGCCATTGCCATATCCGCGCGGGCCTTCATCTGCCCCAGCGTCTCCGGGGCAATCACCACCCGTTCGGCCCCTGTCTGTTCATCCGTCACTGTGCGCGTAATCACCTCCGCCGCGTCAAAACGCCCCTGGGCCAGGGCCTGGCCCACGGTCACATCCCCGGCCAGCAAATGCTGTGCCCCGACAATGGCATGTTCCATATCGGCATCCACAAACGCCTGCAAATAAGCCGTCATCTGCTCGCCGTCCATCAGCGTGTAGGAAGGGGCGCCCTCTTCCTGCCCCTCTCCGGAAACGGAAGCATCCTCCCGCGGCGCTTCCGTGCCGCGCGCCGGAGCATACACCCGGAACATCCCCTCCTGTTCCGCCGGCTCCACCCTGGGCACCATGCCGGCATCCTCGGCGGCCCGCCACGCGTCCAGCTCCCGCAAAGACTCAATGCGTTCCCCGGAAAGGCGTTCTCCGGCAGCCGCGCTCGCCCGCTCCATGGAAGCCTGCGGATCCTCCATCCAGGAATCATGCAAATTGGAAAGAGCCTTATTCAAAAAACCTTCGGCGGTCTTTTCCTCCCTGGCTTCCAGATACCCCTGGACCGTGCCTCCCAATTCCTTGTAATGTTGCAAAGAAAGGCCAAACTCTTGGGCCGCCTTTTTGATTTGAGGATAATTAAAGCCGGACATCCCAAACGTAAATGCTAGCAGGGCAAGACCCTGTTCTCCGTGCATCATCTGCCCCATATCGTCCAAATACTGACGGAAAGTCTGTTTTCCGCGTTCGTCCGTCAGGTTCATGCTCTGTACAGTACGCATCAAATACCCGGCTGTAGGCTCAAGAATGGCCTCTTCCGCAGCGCCGGAAAGCCCTTGAATAGCGTACTGGGCCTTCGGACTCGCCATCCATTGAGCCCGCCACGGGGCCAGCTTCCCAGCGGCCTTCCCACCGCCAAGCGCCTTCTTCAACCACTTATATCCGGGCGTCAACCGCCCGATGGGGGAAAAAGCAATCATCTCTTCCAGAGCATCTGCCTGGCCGAACATCATGGCCCTCTTCTCCGTTTCCTCCATCGTTAACCCAATGCTTACCCCCTCATCCCTGCGGGATTGCATGGCGGAGGAAGCTCCGATAGCAGGACCAATGGCAGGAATGAACCAGGGAGCCGTATCTCCGATAATGGAACCAAGCTGCGAACCAATGCGGCCAACCAAATGACGCTCCTCCCCTTCCAGATATTCCTTTTCCCCGGCTTCCATAGTTTCAACCAGATCGGCAGCCCAGCGGCGTCGTATCTCAAGAAAAGTGGCATCCTTCTCAATCTGAGCGCGTGCTTCATCCACATCCATTCCGGAAGCAATCAACTCCGGCAGACGCTTAGCTGCATTCGTAACGGCATCCACCTCTCCCATTACCTGTAAATTCCGCCAGGCCTTCTGACCTGTCCGCCATCCCTTCACGCCCCCGGTGCGTACCATCCCCGTTACCCCTTGGGCTGCCTTATCTATCCAGTCAATCCCGGTCCACTCGTCACCGTGCTTATCCTTGGCGTACTTCCTGGAATCATTATAAAACATATTCAGCACAATGCGCCGTGCCAGCTCATCATCTCCCACCTGTTCCGCCAGATTATTGATGATCCTGTCGTCGTACAGGGTGCCCTGCGCGTCATATTCCCGGACAAGTTGCATCCCTCTGCGGGCTCGTCTGACACTCTCCCAGGAAATGCCCGCCTCCTGCATCATCATTACCTGTTCAGGGGAGGGAACAACAGTGTCCCCGCGCACGTACCGGTCAATGAAGGGATCAATCGTAGCAGCCAATGCCTCCCGTGCCTGTTGCTGTCGCTCCTGCTCTGCCTGATAAGCACGGGCTTTTTTCTGGAAATCCTTCCAGACGGCAGCCTGTGCGTCCGCCACGGTGGCAAATTCAGGCATCTCTTTTCCCTGTGCCAGCCAATACATGGAGGGATTATCTCCATGGTTGGAACCAAACAAACCGCGCAAGGTCTCAAAACCGGCATATGCCGGGTCATCCATATAGGGGCTCTGCGCCGCTTCCGTTGGCTCTGACAATGCCTCTTTCTGGAGTTCTTTCAATAAATCCATATCTTGGGACAGCCCCAACCTCTCAAAAACATCCTGTGCAAACATATATTCTTGTGCTAAAACTATTGATAAAGAGGAAGAAGGGCGGAGTCGCCAATATCGTTCACCTGCGTGTAAGTATCGTCTCCACCCGGCAAAGGAGGCAGCAACCCTGGTCCGTATCCATCTTCCGGCGCTTCCGGTTCATCCTTCCCGTCGTAAATGCTGACATTCCCGCTGGCCTGTTCACCGGGAAACCTTAACGCCATGCGTTCATAAAGCGGTCCTGAAACCTCAACTCCCCGCGGGGTTCCCTCATAGACCCCGACGACGGGAACCCTTAGGAAAGCTCCGTTACGTCCCAGAGAAATGCGGGCAAAAGGTCTATTCCCAAACTTAGCCTTGATAGCCTCATAAGCCTGCTTGGAAACATACGCTCCGGATGTAGCATGCCGGACAAAAGAAACAGGGTGGTTCTCAAGAGGGGAAGGCAAATAAGGTCTTTGGCCCTTAATATATTGTGCCGCCTTCTTTTGCTGGGCCTCCCTCTCTTCTGGAGACACGTTCAACTCTTCCTGTTGCTCAAAAGAATACAAAGGCATGGACTCCAGCGCCTTCTTCATGCGGCTCTCGTCAGATCTTTTCTTATCTTCTTCAATAATAGGCCGATAGGCAAACCTGTTCCCGGCATGAAAAGCGGTAAATTGATGGATCTGCGCAAGATCTTGGGCAAGTGTGGCATTGGGATGAGCCTGTCTCCACTCCGTCATGGAAAGTTCCGTCTTATACAAAATATCTGCCTCCACCTCATCCCGCGTACTCTCTGCCTTCTTAATCTGCTCCTGGTCGCCACTCTTGTAAGCATTAGCTACCTGGTAAGAAAAATAAGGAATATACACATGATCCGGCATGGCCTTCAAAACGGCCTCTATATTATTCCGGTTCGTATTGGGTCTCCCCATGGCGTCAATCCGGTCTTCTACAAACAGGCGCAGCTTCCTTTCATCTCCAAGAACCTGTCCATACTGCCCCCACTTCTTCAACATGTCATTGACGTACCTCGTTCTTTCTTCGCCGGAATTGGCGGGAGGCAGATTCCGTAAATCCTCCCGGAAGGCAAACTTAATGGAAGGGGCGTATTTCCCGTAACTGCCGGTCCGGTTATAATGCTCCACCCAGTCGTATTCCTGCTCCGTGGCTCCGTAACGGAGGGAAGCTTTCGGCCAAAGAGAACCCTTTCTGTAACCGGGCGCTCCATCTTCACCTTCGGAGCGGTTCGCGGAACGTAAAAACCTTCTGGTCTTCTCCTTCAGCTTTAAAACATCTCCTGCGCCCAGAGCATCAAAATAGCCGTCCCCAAGCTTCGTAAAAGCAACACTGGGGTTAATCAGCATATCCTGCTCGTATTCGTCCAAAAGGCCGTTCCGTGTATCTTCCAGAATACCGTTGTTCATTCCATTCTCAGAAATAATGCCGGCCTCGTAAGCCTGAATGCGCCTACGGGTGGCTCCCTGGAAATCCCTCCGCAGCAAATCCCCCTTCAACCCTTCCTCAAAAGCCTGCCTGGACTCCTGAATCTGCCCCTTAAGCATCAACTCGGAAGCCCGCCCCTGGAGTCGGCGCATCACATCCTGCTTTTTGGCTCCGAACCTGGAAGCCTCCTCCTGGGAAACAAAACTCCCCTTCAACCCGCGGAACTTCCCTTCGTAATTCCGCACAAACGTATTCAGGGCGCTCTCTTTCAGCCTCCCGTCACGATCGTAAAAAGACAGCTTATCACCGCGGGCAACCCCCAATCTCCGGGTCATCTCCTGCTCAAACTCGCTGGCCAAATCATTCATCTGGCCTTCCAGCCGCGTCTGCTCGCCGAAATCCTTCATGCGCTGGTACTGGTGGGCAACATCAGACACAAACTCCTGGGCATTCTGCAGCGCCCTCTGAGCGGGCTTGGAAGAAACATCCGGCATCTGGACCGGGGAAGGGGTGGAGGAAGCTGCATTCATCCGGGTTCCTCCGTACATGGGTTGCTGTAAATCACTCATCTTCGTTCATCTTGAAACGGTTAAAACTTAAAAACCTTGGGATGGAAATCTCCTTCCAGTCCTCGCGTCCGCGGATGCAGCGCTGCCACCTTGCCCGGTCAAAACGCCCCTGCACCAGACAAGCCAGCTCCCTGACGGCCTCCATGCGGCCGTGGGCAAAAAGAATAATCAACGTCCTGGGGGACTCCGGATCTGGCACCCCCGCAAAAAACAACGAAGGGCAGCACCACACGACCCCGCCTCCCGCATCCGCCAGGGAAACGGTCTCCCGGAACCAGCCGGGGCGCTGGGCTTCCATCAGTAAAAAAGCCTGCTGCATGGGAGAAACGCTCATCTCTTTCCAAACCCCATGAAATTAGCCAGCAGGTAATCCCTCAACCTGTTGGAAGACTGCATGCTCCCCGGCACCATCCCCCCCAGGGAACCGGAAAGGGAATAAGCATTCATCATCCCGGAAAAAGCCCCTTGGGCTCCTCCTACCTTGGCTCCCCACTCCTCCCCGCTCTCGGTAACACCCCCCAGCAATCCTCCACCGGACATTCCTGCCGCCCCCATGACTCCCCCCGCCACCGTCAGGGCCGTCTGAATCATGGCAGAACCAAGGGCATTCTGTGAAAGCATCTTATACTGGTCCGCCTCGCTGTGTGCCGCCATCATGGCCAGATCACCCTGGTATCGGGCGGACTCCGCGGCAAACCGCTTATTGGCATCGGAAACCGCGTTGGAAAGGGCCGCATCCCCAATGGCGCTCTCCCACACATCCGCCACCGCCACCTCCGCCTGGCTTCCGGAACCCTCGGAAGTAAAACCGGATCCGCCGCGCTGTGCCCGTGCAGACCCCATGGCGGCATTCTGATTCTGGCGCATCCGCTTCATATTGCGGGCGGCCAGGTGGGAATCGGAAACCGCCTCTGCCTCCAGGGCGCGGGCCTTCTTCTCATAAGCCGCCTGTGTGGCGCGCCCGTTGCTCAAAGCCGCCTGCCCCTGATACTTATACTGCTGGGAAACCCCGAAATCGGAACTCATAACATCAGAAAATGGAACTGTTTAAAATCTCTGTTAACGGATCCTGGTCATTGGAAGCATGCTGGCAGGTGTCCCAATAAAGGGCCTTGCTTAAAAACGCCTCACCCTGTGCCTCCAAAGCGGCCGCAAGCTGGGGAGAAGAAGCCAGCTTCAAAGCGCACCTGCCAGCCAGAAGAAACACAACGCCCTTGATGAAAAACGGACTATGATCCGGCAGCACTTCGGAGCGGGCCACCTCGTCGGAAAGATAATCCACCACCAGCTTATCGGTCCCGGCGGCGCGTTTCCCGTAACGCTCAACCACCAAATCACGCCCCTCAATGCGGAACAAATCCGCCCCCACATACAACACGCGCAGGCAATCATCCGGAATCGGATGCCTCATGACAGAGCGCTCCATCTCAACCCGTTTGGTTGCCCAGGTCCATGCCCCGAACAACAGCGCTTCCTGCAACACGGTAGGCCACCACAAATCAACGGTGCGACCGGCTGGGGAACCCTTCACATACTCCCGGTCCCCCAACTGGGCCAAAGCCTGGTTAAAAACGGTCACCTTATCCATTTGAGGCATCATGCCACATCCCCAGGCCTGATGAATACAACCGTAACTTGAACAAATGAAAAAAAGAAAGGGCGCCCCGCACAGCAGGACACCCCTCCGAACCAATAGTCAACGCAAAAAAACTAACCGGAAATCCCCACCAGCTTATTATAATAATCGGTAGCCTCCCGCCACTGTGGATGTGAAGGATCGGCGATTGCCTTATAATAACGGTGATTGGGGTCGGACAAAACAGCTTGAGCCTCGTCGGCAGGATCCGTCTTCGCCGGAATCTGACCGCCGCCCTTCAAGCCTCCCTCGCCTATCATCCGGGAAATGGCGTGCAGAACGCGGAACCCGTCCGGACTCGCAAACACAGCCATCTTCTCCATAGGAACGCCGGACTCCACGGAAAGCTTCCGGGCAAAAGCCTTGGAGGCAGAAACATTCCTCTCATACTCCGCTCCCCATTCGTCCTTCAACGCTTCGTCAGCCTCCTTAAAAGCCGCCTCCTCGTCCGCGCGGATGCTGGCAGCCACCTCGGAAAGAAACTTCCCGGCGGCATCGGCCGGCAGCCCTGCCGCCCTGGCATGTCCCTTCAACATATCCCGCAGGGCATCATTCTCCACAAACCCCTCCCCAAAATCAATCTCATACTCGGTCTCCTCCTGCGGAGAAAGCGGGGGAGGACTGTCGGGAGCCGGATCGGGCTCTTCCGTACCCCCTGAAAAATCGTAGGGATTGGACGGGACAGGAGGATCCGCGGGAGGCGGATCTCCCGCGGGATTCGCAGGAGGGGCGTCATTCGTGGGAGACGGAGCGCCATTGCCGCCAGCCCCCCCTTCCGGAATGGCCTCTTCGTATAAGAACCTGTTATGGAATAGTCTACTATAGATCATGTAAATCAGGGTTATATTGTTCAATCTCGTATCTTACCCACAGGAGAACCTCCCGCTGGGCGTCTCGGCGCATTGCGTCAAGGGGATCGTAGGAACCAGCCTTCCCTTGAAAGCAGGGCAAATTCGTCTGGAACTCCTTCTCTAAAATATCCAGCACCTCCGGAGTAAAAGCCTCCTTCAGCGCGGCTCGTCTCCGGTTGAGCCTCTTGAGAAACTCAACCTGTTCCGGTGTCGGCTTATCTTCAAACATATTCATCATCATTCCGTATTAAACTGTGCGGATGCTGCGGCACTATCCCTGCCGGCCCTGGCCAATTGTTCCGCAAGGGCGGCCTGACGCATCTGATCCTCCTGCGCCCTCTCCTCCTCAACCATCTTGCTATTCTCGGACGCGGACACAATGCACTTGGACGGGGCGCCGGAACTGTCCCACATAAACCGCAACACCTCCCATGCCTTCATGCGCTTGGCAATGCGGGTATCGCCCGAAACCTGGATATACTTCGCCAACCCATTCAGCACCCCCTCAAGGCCGTACCTCTGCAAACGGTCAAATGCCTGGGCAATCTTGCCCAGATAGCGGGTGCGGGGAGTCCGCAACTCAAACTTCTCCCCATCGGCGGAACGGACAAAAAACTCATCAGGCGCGTCGCCCGGAAGCACGGCCCCCTGCATATTGCGGAACATCAGGCAGACAATGCGATTCATCATCGTCTGGAAATCCTGCGAAAACTGAATGAAAGAAGAAAAAAAGCAAATAATGCGTTCCGACTCGCGGGCATTCACCTCCGTAGCCGTCATCTCGCGGTCCACGCTTGAAACCACCTGGAGAATATCATTGAAAAACGCCTCCCTGATCAACTTCTCCTTCTTATCTTGCCGCTCCAGCATAAACCTCACATCCCCCACGTTCGCCCATTCCCTCGGAAACTGTGAACCAATAAGCTCATCCGGAACAACCGTCTTGCCTCCGGCCCGCAAATCAACCTCCTTTGCCATCTTAGCCGACACAATAACGCTGGGAATTGCCGCCCGGCTGCCGGCCACATCCATCACCCGATCCATCAGCAGGGTAGCCTTAATCTCCGGCAGCACAGCCTTGCCCGGAGCCTCGCCGTAAGAAGAAACGCCACCCTTCAAAAAGCGCGTCACCAAAAAAGGAAACTCGTAAAAGCCGCCATGGAAAACAATCTTCTCCGCCTCCCTGGCAATATACACGTCCAACCACTTGCGGCGGCTAGGACTTACCATGTCGGAACCGAACTGCGCCCGGCTGTTGGGCAGTACAAGGTGAACAAACTCGAACATCTCGGTGTACCGCCTCTCCGCATCCTTATACGCCTCCTGAATCTTGACAGGCAGATTGCGCAGCTTAAACATCTCCACGGCCTGCTGGGCAGTAAACTTCAACGTCCGCACCAGCGTATTCACCTCTCCGTGGGCTCCCTCGGCAATCGCATAAGTCCCGGTAGGGACGTGTTTAAACACCAGGGACCCGTCACGGGAAACATCTGCAAACATGCAGCCTGTCCCTGTCAGGCAACGGTCCAGGTAAACCTCGTGGGCCGCCGCATAAAAATTGGAATCCGCCAGCGCGCGGTAGACGGCCTCCGTCGCTTTGCTGTACCAATCGTCCTCATCGGTGTAATCATCCCTTTCCTCCTGCGGCCGCAGGGAAAACCACTTCTGATCCATGGGAGTAATAAAAAGAAGATGAGCGGACGCCAAATTCAAAAGGGACTTATGCGCCACCGGAGAAAAAATGGACGCAGCCGTCATCTCATTAGCCTGTTCCTGCTGGCGGGCCTTCCCCTCCATCCGCGGCATAATGCGCCGGCGCAATTCATCCCAATCCCCGGAATTCTTATTCATCTCCGTGAACAGGGCGTCTGCCGTCCTCAATAAATCTTTAACATTTTCCATGGATCTCCTGTGTAAAAATCAACCCAGCGTCTTCCTCAGGCCAGCCAGGGAAGAAAGAGGATTACTCCGGTTCGTCGTATTACTAAGCTTCAAGCGGCGGCGGGCAGACGAATTCACCGCATTCTCCGCTTGGGAAACATCCTTGGTTTCCGTAGTAATAACCTTCTGCTCCGGGGCATTCGCCATGGCATCGGCCATAGCGTTGGCGGCGCTTGCCTGCTTCTTGGCCGCCTTATTGGCTCCATATCCCCCGAACGTGGCGATATTTGCCAGGGCCCCTCCGACAGCTTTTAATGGATTTGAACTCATAACAACTAATGGAAAACAACTAAACAAGCTTCTGCGCCACGCTGAACGCATCGTCGCAGCGGTTCAGCCAACCCTTCCCGAACACGGAAAACTGCTTGCATGAGCGGTAAAACGCCTGACGCTTCTCCTGCAGGGCGATAAGGAACACCGCTTCACCCGTGGCGGCCAGCTGGTCCTGTAGTTCCTGCCGGGTCCTGGGGCCGACAATCCCGTCCACCACAAGCCCGGCGCCGTGGATGTTCAATGCACGTTGTAGGATCTTCCCGGTATTCCTGCTCCCGGAATTGAAATAATGGTCGCGCAGGATGAATTCAACGCCAGGAAAAACGTCGGAACCCAGCCAGGAGCGCACGGCGGCGGTATTATCCAGGACGTACTGGAGACAACCTTCCCAGGCCTCTTCACGCCTTCCGGCATCCAGCAGGGCCTTCAACCTGTTAAACACGTCCGGTTCAATACCGTCGCAAATGCCGCAAATCTCCCACTTGCCGCCCTTGTCGGCGGCGGGAAGGCGGGAAACGCGCAGGGAATCCGGCCCGGTGACGCGGCTGTCTTCAAACCGGAGGATAGCCGCGGCCATCTTTCTTTCAATGGTGTTCATGAGTTATAAGTCGCTTTTGATAGAACTAGTTAGAACTTGTAAGAAAAACTTTACAGTTCATTTCCTGCTCTGTTGTTCAAGGTTGGAGAGTCGCAGATTGATTTCCGACAAGGCGCGGGTTTGCTCGTTAATGAACGTCCTCATGTCGTGGTACATGATGGCGGCGGCAACAAAGCCCACGATCATGACAATCTCGGCCTTGTACTCACGTAAGAGTGTCAGGTAAGCGCGGGCTTTGGTGCACATGATTCCTACTTCTTGAGGGTTTGTACGATGGGCGGAACGTCCGTTTTCGGCTGGGCTTGGGAATAAGAAATATGGCCCTGCTCAATGACGAGACAGGAGCCGTCCTTGCATACTTCCGTGCGGCCCGGCGTCACGTCCACGGAATGACCGCAGCCGGGTTGCGTCAGAATCCCCGCGGCAACCAGGGCCCCGATCACAGCTCCGGCAATGACTTTTGCCCAACTCTCTTTAATACCCCAACCGGTCAGGAGACCAGTCAGCCAACTCACTTTTTCTTTATTCGTGCTCATATTATTTAGTAGTGAAATGCTTAAAAAACGCCACGGCGGCGGGATCCTTGATTGTGAACTCCTGGTATTGGGCCGGGGTGAAAATTCGGCGTCCCCCTTGCTCATTAACCGCCTCAACAGTCAATGATATGGCCTCCGCCATTTCAAATGGCCCATCCTCCGAAATAGGCCAACTGGAAAGAACATGATCCAGCCGCGCCCATACCTGAACCGCCTGCCAATCCTCACCCAATCCCACCAGCGCAGCAACTACGGCGGCTATGGCCGGGGTCTGTTCCGCTGGTATCTCGTCCTGCGTATAGCGGTCTATGCGGGTATATCCATCCGAATCCCGGTAAATGGCCGTCAGGGTGAATTCCTGCCAGTTACCAGGCTGCGGAAACTGAATCTGTATCTCTGCGTTATTCATTACTAGAGAGGTATGTTAATATCTTCAAAATCAGCCGTTTCTTCGGCTTCAATAGCATTGACGGCCATGGCTTCCAATGCGGCGTACATTGGATTGATCAATCCATTGGCATAAAGGTAGCGATTGCCTGCTCCCGTGCGAACCGAGGATGTCCAGGAATTGGGATTTTCTACATCCGCCACCAACGTGCTGAACCCCATGCCGTCTTCGAATCCTGAAACACCTCTGAGGGCGGCTATTTTGAACAAGGTGTTTGTCTGACCTCCCCCCAGCTCAATATAAAGTGACGCTTTCCCCTCGTATGACGACATGCTTGAAAGCCCCTCCTGCATGAAAATGAGCCTGTTGAGGCAGGCGGGAAATGGGTGGTTTTGAGTTGCGGGAATAAAACTTTCCGTAGTTTTCACCTGCCATGAATCACCGGAAGAGACATAATAAATCTCCCGCACTCTAAGCACGTAACCTCCCCGGACAGAATCACGAACCGCTGTGGTTGTGATGTCGATAATCTCTCCGTAATTGACGGCCAGATTATTGCCCGGAATCATGGAAAATGAATCCATCGTCAGGCCGCCTCTTACCGTTTTTGATCCGCGGCCTAATCCAAAGGTAAATTTGGACGCTGTTGAACCGGACAGCGGTATCGAAAATCCCGCGAAAGAACTGTAATTATGCTGGCCCTGCGGCCCTTCAAAGGTAAACGTGGTCGTACTGTGTGCAGGAGAACCGGAAGCTGCCGACGTTGAACTGGTTGCATAAAGTCCGGCATATTGAACAGAGGTGCTGCCGCTTCCCACTACGGGCATGGAACTGGTTTTGAGGTACAGAGGCTGAATCAACGCCTGCACGGCTCCTGCCAGCCCCATAGCCAAAAAACGATTAACCGCCGCCGTGTCCGTTGGCGCCCCCACGGCCAGCGGGATGTTGATGCCTCCGTTGGCATTGACGGTGCCGTTCGCAGTCAGACCGCCAGCGAGCGTCATATTTCCCTCGGCATCCACCTGCGGAATAGCCGCCAGAGCATTAGCCGCCGCTGTTGCAGAGTTGGCCGCGCTAGTGGCAGAATTCGCGGCATCAGTCGCGGCCGTATTGATGCGTCCCTCCGCCTGATCTATAGCCTCTTTAGCGGTTTCGGCGCGCTGGACAAGGGGCGTAATCGCCCCCACCGCTCTCTCCTGCGCCGTTTGCACGGCGGCAACGGCATCCGTTCGTGCGCCGGCTATATTCTGCTGCGCGGTCTGTGAGGCACGACCCACGGCAAGCACGGAATCGGCTTGCTTGTCCTGTATGGCAGTAACAGCCTCATTCCTGGCTTCAATAATCTGTTGCTTCCCGTTGCTGACCGTTTCCGGCCAGGTGGCGGCCAGCGACTCCACAGCCGTTTTAGCGTCATGGGCACTCTTGGCGTCACGGTCCGCGTTGGTTGCGGATGTGTCGGCTGCGGCTGCAGAATCGGCGGCAGCACTTTTGGAGGCCCAGGCAGACCCTGCATAGCCTTCCGCCTCTTCGGCCCGTCCTGCAGCGGTGGCTGCCGCGTCCGTTGCCGTCTTGGCCGCCTGGCTCGCCGTTTCTGCATCCGCATGAGCATTCTTGGAAGCCTGGAGCGCATGATAGGCAAAAGCCTGTGCAGCAGTAGTAGCCATCCACTCCATACGGAGACGCATTGTCGCTTCCCCAGGCATAGCGACAAGCAGCGTCCGGTTCTTCATTGGCGGACCGCCTGCCAACTGTGCGACACGAGAAACACCGAGTACGGAAATATACCCGGAAAACAAAATTCTTTGGGAACCATCATCTGCCTGAACCAGGACATTGTAAGACCATCTTCCTTCTGGCAAGGCGGGGAATGAAAAAATCACCTCATTAGAAGACTCCCCCTTCTCAATGGAAATCTCTACCATCTCCTGATTGGCGGATACAATGCTCCCTGAAAAAATCACGCCGTCCAGAGAAACGGCTTCCCCTGCCATATCCCGAAACAGGGCAGGGAAGGAAAACGGAGTATTCTCCATGCAGGAAAAATGTTCCGTGACGCCCAGGAAATCTAACATGCCTCCCTCTTAGCACACATTTTTGCCGCACGAATACAACCGTAACTTGAACAAGCAAAAAAATCCGCTCCCTGCCGAAACAGGGAGCGGAACAAACAACAACGAATACCCTGGAAAGATAATTAAGCTCCAGCCGTCGCCTTCTCCTTACAAAGAATCTGCACGAAAGATTTTTCGTCTTTCCTGGAAGCCCCATACATGCAAGCGGCATCTGCTCGAACAACAGAAATGTTCTGATACTTGTCCGGTCGCACGATAGAAAACTTCATCTGATCCCACGGAGAAAGAACCAGGCGGCTCTTGACCCACATCGGACAAATACGATTGCCGTCCTCATCAAACGGCAGCATATTCGTGACCAGGAATCGGACATTCAGCATTGGATTCACCTTGCCATGTTCCAGCACGGAAAAACCGTAATTCTTATTCTTCTGCTCCTCCCACATGATCATCTGCGCCTTCATCGTTGAGGAAATCGCCAGACAAAGAATGTCGCCGGAAGCCTCGTCCCATGCGTAATTCTCTTCCAGCATGCGCTTGGCTTCAACAATCTGGTCCAGCAGGAACCCGGCAGGATTCTTCGTCCCATCCATCTTGAAATCAGCAGGAACAACCAGACTTGGATCAAGATTGGTCAACGTGGCGCCTGAATTGCCCGTGTAATTAGGTGCAAGCATTCCCCCGCAAACACTATCCGAAGTTGTACGGATGCGGAACTTTCCGGGATTATCCGTATCGGGAACCACCCCAAGCAAAACCTGATCAAGCAGCCTCTTGCCGGCCTTCTTCATTTCCGCGATAAAATCGCTGATACTGAGTTCAAGGTCGTTCAATAGGATGTTGTCAATATCATCCTTGTGAAGAGAGTCCGCATAACGTTGAGGTTTAATTACACGCTTCCCCATGGAAAGCTCGTGCGGGCTGGCCTCTACGAATCTGTTGCCGATCTCCTTGAACTCCGTCTTGCCCACATAGGGAATCTCCATATCTTTCCCGCGACCGGGGAGAACGGAACAATACGGCTCAAGAATAGACGTAACCTGTTGAATCTCACGCTCGAAAATTGTCGAATACTTCGTGCGGAGCATATCTGCAATAGAAAGATTAAACTCCATGCCCCTGTCATTGCACGGAACGTGATCGGAGACATACAACCACGACTTGAACAAAAACGCCCACGACTTGAACAAAACAATCAAAAGCGCAGCCTGGAAGCCTGTTCCTTGCTGTGCTCGTCGCGCAAATGACCATACACCCGCATGGCGAGAGCGCCCCCGTCCTGGTGCCCCAGCCACTTGGCCACGGTCGGAATATCTACTCCCTGCTCAATACACGTCGTGGCGAAAAAATGGCGCAAATCATGCACCCGGACATGGGGCAACCCCAGGCGGACACAGGCATTTGTAAGAGCTTTCCTTGGGTTTTCAATAACGAACACAGGAGATGTTGCGGTCAAGTTATTGTTTGTTTTTTTCATCCGCTCAATCACATTCCGTAGAGCTGGGTTAATATACAATATCCGTCTTTTGACTGCATGTTTAATTGCCGGGACGGATATGGAGTCTTTTCCAATATCGCCCCATACCAAGCGTCGGGCTTCTTCAATCCGCAGACCAGAGTAGGCCAAAAAAGCCACCATATCTGCTGCAGGGGAATCAAGGCTCTTTTCCCGGTACTTTCGCAGTAAAGGAGCACGCCTGATTTCTTCTACAATACGAACAAATTCTTCTTTTCCCGGGATGAAAAATTCCGTCGGTTTCAGACTCAATCTCTCCAGTTTTGCGGTAGGGTCTGAAACTACGTACCCGGAATCCCTGAGCATAGCAAATATTTTTCGAACTGCACCAAGAGCTCCATTGGCCGTTCTTGGCGAACAACTCTGTGCTTTTTTGGTCCACCATAACCGGCACATATTGGCCGTGATGGCTTCCGCTGCCACATCTTGTTCAACCAGCTTGCGAGCATGCTCCGCGAAAAGCAGAGCAGATTCAAGGGCCCTAGGTTTAAGATTGGGCCTCATCTTTTGCTGGGCAATGTAGGTATCTACCGCTACATACCAAGAGATGTTTCCGATAGTCGGGGTATTTGTCCCCATCTCCTGCAAAAAGGCAGCCAT